AAACCCACTGACCCCCGAAGGGTCTTGGGATGACGGGCTGGAATAGATGGGGCTTGCGGTTATGCTCATTGTGCAGTCGGCTTTATGGCAATGATCATATAGTCAAAAGTGGTGGCTGCTTGTACTGTGTTTGAATTATACCAAGCAACCCATTGCATCCCCTTGGTTTCGCCGGGTGCCATCGAAAGGTTTGTAACAAGACTCGTTCCTGTCCCAGGGGCAGAGACGTTCATAGTTGCAAACCCTTGGCAATCCCCAGGTTGGACCACGGTTCCGTCTTGATAGGTCAACCCCAAACTGGTAACGATTGTATTCAGGTTGACCGGGACAGTGGACCCGTTCACGGCAGGGCCAGCCGTGCCAAAAGCAAAGACCATATTGGCTCTAAGCCCAGGAGGCGCGGCAGTAGGAAGCGCCTGTTGCACGGTAGTCTGGATCAGGCTCACCAGATAGGTTTCTAGTGCTTGTAAATCGGCCATGGATGCGATGAGGCTGTTCTGTGCAAGTGCTTCAGGTGGCTTGGCGATTGCGGTCAAACCATCAGCCGTTACCAGGGTTGAGCCGGTGATGGCTCCCCCCATGGCCCCCCCGGATTGGGCCAACATCCCCAACCCGATCAAATCCCCATCCCCCAACAAAGTCCAACCCGTGCCCGTGGAATTCCTCACAAGATAGTTCCCGGTATCAGTCTGATACCAAATATTCCCTCCCCCGGTTTCCAGATATAGGCTGTTGCCGAGGGTGTTATACATTGTTTGGCTAGAAAGCGCCCCAGGGGTTGTTGACAGTTGATAAAGGCCAACGCCCCCGGCGGTCCCCGATACTTGCCAAAGAACAATGGTCCCCGTGGCAATGCCTGCCCCAGAGATGGGCTGGCCAGGGAGGATTGGTAGTGCAGAAGCAACCGACACATTGATGACAGACCCAGAGCATGAAGCCGTAAAGGAGTAATAAGGATAAACTCCAGCAGGATCGGTGCTGGACGGGCTTTGGTAGATGTAGCCTAAAACTATTGCCATTTTATGCCGTTGGTTTGATTGCGATTACGAAATAATTCATTAGGAAGGAAAAGATGGCATTACTTGTGCTTGTAAGAGACCATGCGGCCCAAAGCATCCCATTGCTCCCTGGTTGTGGCTGGCAATAGGTTGTAGCAGGGAAAGTATTTTGGACGTTCCAAGTCGCAATGCTGGCGAACCCATAACAATCCGATTGTTGGACCAGGGTTCCATCGGCATAAGTTAATCCCGTGATGGGGATGGGGTAATAGACGATGGTTGACCCGCCCTGGAGGCCAAACTGACCATGGCCGAAGGTGATATTGGAAAGCAGACCAGGAGTGCCAATTTGCTGGATGGAGGTATTGACTTCAGAATTGATCTGGCCAGCGATTACAGATTGTAGATTGGCAACATCGGCCAAGGTTGCGGCACGGCTCTTTTTGCTGGAAACATAGGGAGGAGCAACGAATGGGGTATTGCCATCAGCAGTCAACAACCCACTTGAACCAGTCATGGCGGAAGACAATGCCCCTCCTGCGCGGGGCAATAGCCCAAGGTTGGGAGTATTGACATTCCCCAGTGCGGTCCAGCCAGTGTTCGCGGTATTCCTGACATATAAAATGTAGGAATTGGGGTCATACATCATGGCCCCCGGCCCAGCCACCCCGAACTGGCTGAAGGACACTTGCATGGTCTCGCTGGCGATGATGTTCCCAATGACCACACTCAGTGCATATGTCCCAGTGCTCCCCGTGCCGCTGGCACCATTCGTCCCATAAGGCATGACCCGTGCGCCAAAGGGCACATTGGCACCAGTCACGGTTTGCCCCGGAAGGATTGGGTTAATCCCTCCGGGGATTGCCGTAATATTTATTATATTATTAACCCCCGGAGACGTTGCGGTCACAGGGAAGGTCAGCGCAGGATCGAATGCTGGGGTGTAACCCAGACTCAAGAAAATGCCAGAAGTATTGATCACGGCGTAACCGACTTGGATTGTAGTAGTTGCGTGAATGTATCCATATACATCTTGGCAGTTGCAAGGGAAGTGGTATCGCTCTGGTCCAAGGAGAGCAACCATGAAGCGGCAGCATATTTGGTATATTGCTGAACACGGTCTGGGATACGGTCATCAATATAGTCTGAAGGCAATGACAACAATGGTGGCTGCTGAACATAGCCAACCGTCAAATATCCATTTAGTGTGGCTAAAGATTGCTGCTGATAGGGCTGAGGGAAAACGACGACGTGCGCCGAATCATAAAAGTCCCATCGCTGAGGAACCCCATACGTTGTTCGCCAATTGGGGTTGTAAATATCTTCCGTTTCCATGTTGGTCTTGTTGAGCGGAATCGTCGCATTGCCAAATGGGGGGGCCGCTGGCCAAGAGCCATAATTTAAATTGCCATAACCGAACAGGCAAGTCTTGACTTCAATATAATCGGTCAAATCATAGAAAGTTGAATTATCCGGGTATAGTCCATAGAAACTGAAAGGCACCCAAACAGGGATGCCTGCTGAACTTTGATCCCCCACAAATAAAGGGGTATGGGTATAGGCTGCCCCGTTATAGGTTTGTGGGATGAGAACTTCAGTATAGGTATAGCCCATCAAGGTATTCATTTCCTTGATGGCAAAGTTGATTGCATCGTTTAATTGTGTAACTGAAAATCGTGTCCCGCTGAAATCTCCCAATAACGCCTGGAGATCGGCTTGGAGTTGGAATAGTTGGTAGTTAGTGATTGGCGTTGGCATTAGTTAGGCCCCGGCATCAAGGTTGGGTTATATGCGAAGGGGAAGTAGCGATTGCCCCGGCCACCAAAGAGAGGGGAACGGAACTTGGCAGAGCCTCCGGTCCCGAGTGCGCCCAGTGCTCGGAGTGCGCCCTTCAGCCGTTCATATTCCCCACGCCGATTTTCCGCCAGGATCAGATTTTGTTCCTTACCAGGGACCGAGAGCCAATCAGCCAGAGCCAGGTTGACAATGGCATCCCGCGCCTCATCCGGCAGATTTATAACAATGTCTGCAATATCCCCAATGGGAGTGGCACTATAAGTGACTTCAAGAGCGGTCTGATAGCCCTGCGTTGGATACAGATCAATTATGGTCCCGGCATATTGGACAAAAGTCGGAGTGGCAGCGGTAAGCCCACCAATCGTTCCGATGGTGGTTTGCATCTGCCCCTGCCGCTGACTCCAGGACCGCGCCTGGGTCACATTGGTTATGGTGGTGCCATTCGTTTGGCTGGAATTCCAAGAGGACTTGGGACGGTTATTCTGCAACTGCTGGGTTTGCCAGTTAACCTGGGTCAAGGTGTCATAGTTTTCCAGCGGGGTCATACTGTAGGTAGCCCCATTGGATTGCAGAACGTCTCCTCCTTTGCAAAGCAGGGTGCCAACATTGACCGGGCCTTGATAAACCAAATAGAACCCACCGTTCACCACATCTGATGCGTCCGGCACCGGGTTGCTGGTCATGGCAGTAGAAACACCCACGGTTCCCAGGTTGGAGTTGGACAACTGATATGTCCCAACCCCGCCCGTTCCGGTAAATCCCCCGGTGGGAGACATGGCGTTGATATAGGGCGCAGCCTTGCCATTGTATGCAGGGAGGGTGACGTATTGGCCCAACGCCAGCGCCCCAGTGGGGGCAGGAGCACCCAAGACGGTCAGGGTGGTGCCAGAGATGGTGGCATTGAAGGTGGCGTTCCCAGTGGCAAATACCCAGCCCTGGAAGATGCCAATAGAGAAGAAGGGAAGGGTCACGGTTCGGACTTGCATCACCCGCAATACTTCCGCAGCCGTTTTCTGGTTCGGGGTAGGGTTGATCCCACTTAGGTAATCCGGGGTTGATCCATCCCAGGTGGTAGGGAGAATGAGTTTGTTTAGATCCGAAGGCTGGAGAAAATTAGGCAACCCCGCCGCCCAATAAGGGATTTGGCTGGTCAACATGATCTCGTTGACATTGATTCCAATCGGGTAAACGGTCGTTATGACTTGGCCCAGGAGGGATTCGCGGAATACCCGCTTGGCCGCTTCCTGGGTCAGTCGTTCTGCAAGCCCACCATCAAGATCAGGGCGCATCAGTGAAACACGGGTGACTAGATCCCTGACCGTGAAATTGCTCATTTATTACCCCTTGGCGGGGAATTCATCCGCCCTGGCACGAATAACCAGTGCCGTTTGTTTCTGAAGAATCTGGAGGATTAGATCCCTGCGCCGGATGCCCTTGACACCATATAAGCGTCCGATTTCCTGCAACTTTCGCATGTTGCACCCTTCAAGTTCACGCTCCGTGTAAACGGGCCTCCGCTCGGAACCCTCATCGCCGTCAACCTCAACGGTATTCTGTTCATGTTCATCCATGATCAGGGTAAATTCCGGCTGGGTTCCCTCAGAACGCATCTTGGCCTGATAATACAGGATGTCCCACTTGGCACGGGGGTCAAGATTTCTCAGGAAAGAGTGCCCGGTCCAGTTGTTGATGATTTCCTTGCAGTCCCGGCATTCCAACTTGATTTCTGCGGGCGGATACTGAGTATCCATGGTTACAGTAGCTTGCGGCATGGGTTAACCTCTTTGAAGTTGATGGGAGAATGCGGGGGCCGTGTCGCGCACGATCATAAGCCCCCGCGATTGTTTAGAGAGCGACGCTGAGTTCAACCAGAAGCCAGGGCTTAGTCACCAGGAAGCCGAAGAAGTTCTGGCAGCGGGTGCCGATACCGAACTTATTGGGCAGGATGATGTCGGCCTGGACATTGGTGAACTTGGTGGCCATGGTGATCGCTTCAGGATGCCCCGCAACGGTCAGGTAGGGGGAAGGGCCGGTGCCAGCACCCGGAACAAACGGGCTCTGGAGCACATTGAAGCCATTGATGTAGGCCAGGAAGCCCTCATAGAGAGCGCCCTTGGGGATGCCAGCATTCAGCGCATAGAACGCCGGGTTGGCAGTCAGGCCAAGCCGCATGTTCGGGTGGATCACCAGATAGCGGTCTTCCCACGGGGCAACGTCAATGCCGTTACCAGCACCAACATCAAGGTACTGAGAAGCCTGGGCAACCGCAGTCACAGCGTTGGTGTAAGGCTGAGTGGCGGAAATACCCTCCTGCCAACCAGTAGAGCCGGAGGCGACGGTGATCACGTTGCCTGCGGAACCGTAAACAGAACCCAGGATAGTGGATTCAATCGCCATACGCAGCTTATTGATCATTTCGTTGATCAGTGCGCCTTCCATGTCAACGTCAATCGCGGAGCGATCAACGTCAGTCACCCAGTATGCGCCGTTAAACGCATAGTTGATGACAAGCTGGAGGGCAGACGCCTGAATAGACTGCCAGTTCACATCGCCATCGTTGGTGGCCGCACTGACAACCACATCAGGGATCTGACGCAGATTGACCGTGGTGCCGGGCCCGAGGATGTCCCCTTCCCAGTTCGTATTGCACATGTAGTTGGTGATACTACCGGCATAGAACTTCTGGATGAACTGCAAGGGGTAAAGCTGGGGTTTAAAGGCAGAAAGGTTGTTGAAAGCACTACCAGTGATATTGCCAGCCATGTTAGTTCTCCTTTACTCAGACACGGGGTTGGTGTAGGGGATCAGCGAAGACGCGAGGAAACCCACATCAATCACAGCACCCGTGGCGGCAGCGGTGGTACCGAGCGTAACCAGGAGATAGTCCGAAGCCACCGGATAATACTTCCAGGTGGTAGCGGCACTCAGGGTAACGCCAGTCGCAGCGGTGGAGAAGTTGGAAATATACTGGGTAGCGGAACCAGTGTCACCCACGCTGGCGGTGCTAGTAGCGGCACCAGCGGTGATGACATACATCCAGACCGCGATGACAAACGCGCCCTGGTCAATGACGTTGGTTCGGACCACATCCCCGGTCAGGGGGGTGAGGCCGTTCCAATCGGGGGAGTTCTGCACGGTGAAAGCCCTGCGCCGAATACGAGTCGGGGGGCCTTCCCAAAGCTGTTCCTGGCGATTATTCATATAACCGGCGTTAGAGCCAGTAGTAAGAGGAATCGTCAGGTCGGTAACGGGGTTGGACATTTCCTATCCTATGATGAATTATTGGTTGGGTTTGAGTCGTTCAAATCGGGTCATAAAATTCTTGGCTTCCGCCATTTTCAATTCCCGAATTTCTTTGGAATTCTTGGTATTGGTTGCATCACGCATGAGTTTGTCCATAATCGACTGGGCATTGCGGATCTCATCGGTGGTCAGAGGCGGTTCCTGGGTTCGGGTTTCAACCCGAGTAGGAGCGGAGCCAGAGATTTGTGCGGCGAGATCGCCCGGTGCGGGCTGGCGGCTGGAGGTTCCAACCGGCATTTGGGACGCTTTGAACTCATTAACCACCTTTGCCACAAAGAACGGGGTATGCCCTCTGGGGTTAACAATAGCTGCGGAATACTCTGCTGGCATCTGTTGCGTCCAAGCAACCAGTGCTGGGCCTTTTGCGCCACCATCTGCATAGTCCATGTAATCAGGGACCAGCTTGGTGAACACATCATCCCAAGTCTGTTGCCGAGTCGTATTCTGATGCTGGAGGAGTGCTTCCTGCCGTTGTCTTTCCTGATCTCGCAATTCTTGAAGCTCTGCCTGATGCTTGCGCTCCATGGCTTCCATTTGCTGCTTGGTAGTCATGCTCAATCGCCGGAAGCGATCCGCAACAACAGGGTCCAGGGTTTCCAGTTCCGTATCCAATTCGGGTTCGTAAGCGGAAGCCTGGGGCTTCTTGAAAAGCTCTTTCAGTTCAGCGATCTGGGTAGTAAGACTATCCAGTTGGCTCTTGGTGGTTTCCCGTTCCGTCTTCAGGTCTTGCGCCAGAACAGCACTTCGCTGCATGGCGGGGGTAAGGGCCTGACACGCTTCTCGGTACTGCTTCTGGAGTTTGGCGTATTCCTCAGCGGTCACAGTCGGACTAGGTTCAACGACAGGGGCCGGGGGAGGCGGGGCGGGGGCTGCGGGCAATTCAATGACCGTGGGAGCGGAAAAATTGGTGGGGTCAGGACTTGACCCGGTTCCAACAGGCTGGGTTTCAGTGGCACCTGGGGCATCTCCCGGCTGGCCAACCTGGGCATTGCCCTGGTTGAGACTAGCCAAGACTGCATCCAGTTCCTTCTGACGCCTTGCAGCATCGTGGTTGGGAACGCGCTTGAGGGTTGTGGGATCGTATTCAGTAGTGGGCACGGGGATCTCCTGTCAGGCTCTATTAGGTTGCTGACGTTGTATTGCTAGGGTTGATAAGGCTTAATAGGTCTTTCACTAGCGCAATGCGCCCCTGGATGATGTTGATACAAACGGGGTCACGTTCAATCTTCTCCAAATCATCGCGGTAACTTTCCCGCGCACGGATAAGCCATTCAGCTAAAATTTGCATCTGTTCGGATTGGCGCATCGCGCTGAGTTTGGTGCAAAGTTGAATGATCGGGACTTCTTCAAACCGTCTCATCGCCTTCGCCCCCTATGAGTAGTCGCGGGCTTAGAGGGGCGGGTGGGAGCGGCTTTGGTCGGAGCCGCACCTTCTTCCGGCTGTGGCAACAGGTGGGGATGCCGTTCAAGCGGATTATGTGCAGGTTCAAATGGGCGATTTCCCATCTCATGTCCGATCTGGCTGGCTTCATTGACGTTGCCAAGGTGCGCCATGTGGTCTTCTTCTGCCATGGCACCCGTGATCGCCGGGGTATTGATGTTGTAAATCTGGTTGGCGAGTTGCATGTAAGCCAGCCGTAGGGGGCTGTTCTCCGGGGCTTCCTTGACTAGTTCGATGACCGCATCCTTGAGCGGCATCTCTGCCCGCAGTTTCGGCTGGGCCTGGACACTGGCCTGGATGCCAGCATCGTAAGCGGCATTCTTCTGTGCTTCCGCAGCCTTCTTCTGCTGGATTTCCAGATATTCGGAATCGGAATAGACCAAATCCTCGTTTACCAGACCGCTATAACGCAGGTAACTGTTGAAGAAGTTGGACATCTTCAAGCGGTCTGCTTGTTCCGGCAGGTTACCGATGTTCTGGAGCAAGAGTTGCATGGCTTCAGTCAGGGATTCCCGCGCCAGCAACCCCTTCACCCCATGAGCGGTAACCCGGTATGCGCCCTGAATGGCCGGGTCTTTGGAGAACATCTGGAAGAACCGGATCTTCTTCTGAGTGCTGGGAACGATATAGTTGGCTTCAATGTTGTAAACAGCAGTCTTGAGCGTGGTCAGCGCATTGTTCCACTGGAGGTTCGCGCCACCGAAGGTCCGGTTATGGGCACCTTCGGTTGAACCATTCAGGAACTTGGGGAGGCCAGTCTGTTCATCCGCAAGCCGTTCCTCATTCTGTTGAATTTGCAGCATCTCCGCGAATTCATAAGTGGGCATGAAGAACTCGATGGGCTTCATGGTGGTGCCGATCTTGCCCCGAACACCCCAAATCTTACGGGGAGCAATCTCCAGGACAGTGGTGATGTCTGCCAATTGGTCTACATCCACCATCATCTGTGGGGCAACGCACATAGCCATGGCATCCATCAGTGCTCGTTCACACCCCTGAATGCCATCATGTTGATCGAACATCATCTCTGCAACGCCAACACCCCAGATCGAGTTGGTCGCAATGGAGTAGGGCACAAAGTAGAAGGGAAGCCGCTCATTATGCAGTTCGCTGATGGCTACCTTGATAACCTCATTGCCCATCACCCAAATCTGAGCCACCAGCCGACTATCCATCTGCTTCCTGGTGATTCCTTTAACACCATTATCAGCAAGATCCTTGCCGGTCAGATAGCCCCACCATTGAAAGCATACGAACCGGCCATTGGGTACCGTCTGCTGGGGTTGTTTGTTTAAACTATTAACCGATGTTTCCCAGAAAGTCGGTTGCCAAATCCCATTAGGATGCTTCTCTAAAAGGTCTTTGATTTTCTCTTTATCAAAGGTGGGGTCATCCATCATCCCCATGACCTGACCCTTGCCTAGCGGCATCCGCCAGATCATAAACCGAGCCATTTCAACCGTGGTTGCACCGGGGTCCGGGTAAATATCCAGAGGGCAAATGCGTTCCATCTGGGGCAGATATTCATC